TGGGTAGCAAACGTACCCAAGGGTTTAGTTCTATTGAACTTTTTTGCTTGGGATAGTTGAAGGCCATCAACTATCCGCGTAAGCTGCTGATTTTAAAGGACCAGTTTTGATCCCGTTTGCATGATCCAATCGCGGATCGCTTGAGACTGCTTGAGATCTTTGTTGCGGCTCATCGCATCTTTAATCACAAAAGCAGAGAACTCTTGTTGCGGCAAACGATTGAGGTACTTGATCACATTGCCCACGTTCTTTTCGTTCACGCGGGATGCAACGGCTGCGCAGATCGCGTAAAGAACAGCGGGGTCAGACGGTACGTCAGCCGCCATTGGTTGGGCGATAAGCTCATCAATGTCTGGCACACTGCTATACATCTTGAGAAAGCCCGTGAAGTCGGCAGTCGCAGCACGACCAACCTGACCTGCAATGGCCTCAAGTTGATTGAGCGGGTCAAGACCCCATGACATGATCGTTCCAACGCGTTCCCATGAGCGGGGCGATGGGCATGCATCCGCATCACGATCAAACTTGTGCAAGAACTCAGGACGAAAGCGCAAGAAAGCGCAGACGCGCTCGTCAATACGCTTGCTGTAGTAATAAGCAATCGTGTCCTCAAGATCCGCTTCGATCTCCAAGAACATCAGTCTGTCCTTGAGATGGGATGGCATGTTGTTGGTTCCAGCACGATCAGACATGCGGTTACCTGCGGCAACAAGCACACACTCATCAGGCAGATAATGTGGCCCAATGCGCCGCTCGTTGAACAGTTGTGCGGCAATGTTCATGTTCGCAGTCGGAGCTTGTGGAAGCTCGTCAACAAACAAAATACATGGACCTTCTGTCGGCATCCAGTCAGGCCGCATACGCACCATCGTATCGCCATCCTTGGCTGGAACAGGCCACCCGCCAAGCTCACCCGCATCGTACTGGGCGAGCGACAGAATATGGCAGGGAATTTTTCGACGGGCTGCAATGTCTTTCACGGCAGTTGTCTTACCGATACCCGCACCAGATACCCAGTACGGCACAACGTACTGAGCATCGCGTCCATTTTTCAAACTGAGTGCAAAGTCAATTGCCGCCTCAGTAATCGCAGTTGCTTGTGATAGTTTCATGATCAATCTCCACTCTCTCTTTGTTCGATCACAGATTTAAGATTTTCGATACGCACTGATGCGTTTTCGATTAGCACTTTCTCAGAGCGCAGATAGTGCCTCTGATATCTTCTGACTGCAGCCTCGTATTGCTCACGCGCTGCAGCCAGCTTGTCCTTTAGCTCGTCGATGGTATCGTCTTCGTAAAGGCTGGCGATACGCTGGCGGTATCGCTCAATGTAGTCATCCACTGACAATCCTTTCTGGCCTCGCTCTGGGCCTGATGTATGATGAAACGGTATCTGTCTCGTAGCAGAACATCATGATGTCATCGCCATAAAGACCTCTCAGGTGGTCATAGATGGGGTCAGCAAGACCCCGATCCATAGCTTGCTGGCAATGCTCTGCACTTGCATAAACGATGCTCATCATAGGCGCTGCGCCGAATTCTGGCATCTCATAATCGATGAAGAGGATCGTAAAGAACGCAATCATTACAGCCCCCAGTTGCTGGCGCACACGGGGCCTATGCCCATCTCAATGGAGACAGGATCCGTAAGCTCGCGTCCGCAACAGGAACACCGTCCAGTGACCTTACCATGCTGGACTGCCTCACCCCTTGGGTCAGATGCTACCCGCACTACAGCGTCCGCTGTATCGCCGTGGCATGTGCTTACAGGCATGAACTTGCCCTGCATGATCTTGCCTTGGTAGTCAGGCCCACGCTTCACGTACACGGCACCACCGTTGCGGCCCTGCATGGGTGCGAGAGAGAAAGCAAGCTCCGCTGCGCGAAAGACTGGCTTCTTGACCTTGGCTGTTTCAAGCAGCGTCTTGATGCGTGACACGTCAACATCGCGGGTCAGTTCCTCGCGGCGCTCAGTTCTGCGCTGAACCTTGCTGATCATGTTCTCTGCCGCATCCCACTGGCGCTCAGACAGGTTGCCCTTGTTTGTGTACTGCACAAGCAGGGACATTGCGAAGCTGTTCCACTGGCGCATTTCGCCAAGCTTCAAAAGAATTTCTTCTTCTTCCATTACCATATTCTCCCAAGATTACGGATGAACGCATCACCATCGTGATGCTTTTCGACCAACTCAAACTCTTCACCCTTTGCCTGTAAGGCATTGAGGAAGAGGGCCATGTCGCAGTCCTCTTCGAGGTACAGTGTCGGTACAAACTTGTCAGTCACCTGACCGTAACTGAACTTGCTGACCTCACACAGTTGAAGCCCTGCGTTCTGCAGGTCACGTAGCGGCACTTCCAGCCAGCCATGACCCGCATCAATGTGATATGTATATTTGGTCACTTTTCTTCCTTTCCCCATATCAAAACTTTACCGATCACCTTGGACCGTATGTCTGTCCGACCAAGGATCTCAGTGACGAAATATTCTTCCAAGTCTTCGAAAGACTGGAACTCGTACCGCTCGTAGACTTTTCCCCGTGCGGTGATTTGATCAATCTTGATGTACATTTTGCACTCCATAAAAAGTTCAAATGAACTTTGCGCAGCAGCCCCGCGAGGGGCTACCAACCAAAACTCACCATGCGAACATGAAAAGAAACAGGCCAACGGTGAAGGCCGTGAAGGCGACCCCAGAGACAAAAGCCTCTAGGATCAACAGGAAGCGTTGGCGTTTGTTCATGACGCAATACCAAGCTCGTCGAGCATCGCCACAACGGCAGCATCGACAGTGTCGTTCTCGTTAGCCGCCTCAGCCTCAGCGGCCTTGGCAGCGGCAGTGTCACGGTACGCTTTCCGCGCAGCCATCAACTCCCGCATGACGTTTTGGAATTCGTCAAGCTCATCGTCATCAAGGCCATCCTTGAAGACATCGCCCTGCACTTGCTTGCCGTTCTCATCCTTCTTGGTAGAGAACTTGCCGACAACCTGTTCAGCCAAGCGTTGAGCTTTTGACTTGTCGCTCTCGCCCTTGACCGCTTTTGCAAGCTTGTTCTCGCTATCGATATCCATCGCAGCGAGGTCACGCACAATGGCGTCAGCGGTGTATTGGCTGGGGATGTCACCGATCTGGTCAGTGATCAGACGCACGGCACCGACAGAGTTTTCGACGTACCGCTTGACGGTAGCCTCTTTGAGGCCAGCCTCTTCAAGCAGCGCAGTGCGGAGCGTCTTGGAAACAGCGCGGGGCAGGTTGCCCTTGACCAGTTTGACGTGGGCGATGGTGGCGATTACCTCGCCGTAGGCCCCCATCTTCTGGGCGTTAGCAGCCTCGTTGTTGTCGCGGTTCTGGCCCTTGAGGTCAGCAATTGCTGCCTCAGCCTTGAAGACAACATTGATTGAGGCATCGGATACGGTAAAGTTTTTTGAAGCAGTCATCTGTTCATCCTTTTCTGGCTGACTGGTTTCGAGATAGGCATGAAGCCAAAGATGCAGCCCGTAGGCTGCACTGTTTGGGGTCATGCTGCATGGCCCAGCCAAGCATCATTGATGCATTCCTCATCAACAATGATTGAAGGCCCCATGTCTTTGAAAGCGTCCACAAACTTGCTGGACAACTGAACGTAGCCAACAGAGGCGCACATGAAGATCATGGGCTTAGGCGCATCGACAAAGATCAAATCACCCACGGACAGGCTGCTACCGCCACCGTGGCGACAAGCAATCTGATTTAGCTCAGTAGGGTAGGGCGCGTTCTCGAACACAAAAATCTTCTCAAGATTTTCTTTGATTTGTTCAGCGCCATTGTCACCTGCGTCCAGTTCGATCTCATAAGAGGTCTTGTGTCCATAGACCCTGTGTATCAGGCCATACAGGGCTGGAAGCTCAAGGGCTTTGGCGTCACGGCTGAACAAGCATTGCAGGTCAGCATACGCCCGTGATTGTGGGTGATCGTCCCAGCTACCCTGTGGGGCGTTGAGCATCGCACGGACATGGGGTGACATGCGCTTTTTCATAACATGATATTTCATGATTTTCTCCTCTTCATGATACCAACATCGCAGCCCCGTGGGGCTGCAAACTTGGGGTCATGCTGCTTGGGATGGGGGATAGTGCTTGCCAAGGCTGGCAACCTGACCAGCAACCATGCTGACGTGCATGATGTCATCAGGATCGAATTCACCGAAAGCGTTCTCGTTGTGAAGGAACTCATCGGTCTTGTAGATCCAGATATCACCAGCACAGTTATTGTACTGGTACACCCACTGATGCGCAGTGTTGGTGCTGGCGCGGATCAACAACTGAGATTCCCCACCGTCACCAACCAAGGTGATCAGGACTGACACGCCAAAGGGCGTGATTTGTTGAATTTTAGAACGTAGTTCTGCCATAATAGCCTCCGATTAAGAATTGCTGGGGTTTTCGATCATGTGGTCCATTACGTCCCACATGACATTCAAGCGGTTGCTGCCGATCTGAGCGGCATGCTTTGCGGCAAAGTTTTGAGCCATCTGGTAGTAGCTCTCAGCTTCGTAATCGCGGCCTTCAGACTTGCAGCGTGTATGCATGCGATAAGCAGCGGCAGCGTTTTTCAAGTGGATCATTGGAAACTCCTCTGAATGAAACCATGACAACGGCAACCGTAGCTGCCGTTCTCGAATTGTCTCACTCCAACCATCTTTGCGTTCTCTACCTGTCGCCGTGGCAAATCTGAAAGGACATCCCTTGTGGAAGGGGATGCTGTTCCAGCGGATCTAGTTCCGATACTGTGCATCAATGGTGCGCCCCGTTTGGTGGGAAGCCCGATCTTCATGGGGAAAGATGATTGTCGGCGTGTTGCCCGATCATCCGTCCGCTAGGACCGAAGCTCTCTCTACTGCCCGTGCGGGGCTTTATGTCTTGTCCGCTGAGAGGTGGCGGCGCGGTCCCAAGGACCTTGTCGGGGTTAGGGCGAGGGGGCAAAAGAGGCCGCGTCGGCCCGTCCGACACCCCTTTACCTAATGACCTGATGTTACCCTGTCAACCCCTATGTTACCTGATATTACCAGTGTGACACAGAAACACCAATAAAACATGACAAAAAAAGTTTGGGGGTGTATGCTGCAAATTAGTTCAATTGCACTTTTCTGGGGATCGCTTGGACCAGATCACAGTGCCAAATCAGGGGTGATTCGCTGGACCGAAAACCCCGAAAGCCAAGCGCAGCGTCGAGGACCAGATGAAACACAAGGACAAGCCAAAGCTCACAGTAGTGAGTAATACAGGTAAGAAGAGTACAGGCACTAGGAAGAAAAGTGCCACCAATACCAGAGGGCTTACAGACAAACAGGAAGCCTTCGCTCAGGCCATCTTTGAGGGGGCAAACTTTAGTGATGCGTATCGGAAGTCATATGATGCAGCAAACATGAGTAATGCAAGCATACACAATGAGGCTTGCCTGTTGGTCCAGAACCCCAAGGTGTCCATGAGATTAGAGCAGCTAAATGCTGAAAGAGAGCAGCAGCGGCGCATGCAGAGCCTCTCAAGAGGTGACTTTGTTTTGAAACAGCTAACAGATGAGGCACTGAACCCTGACAATTCTGATGGGGCGAGGGTCCGCGCACTGGAACTGCTTGGGAAGAGCGTGGCGCTGTTCACGGACAAGGTGGAGACGGAAGACAAGACAGAGCGTGACGCGGAAAGCATCAAGGCTGAACTGCAAGCCAAGCTGGATCGCCTGTTGGGATAAGTTCAATTGCACTTCTGCGCCCCGCATCGCAGTCAGTGCAGCGGCTCAGGGGTGGGCCTTCCGAATTCAGACGGAACGCGACACCCCACCCACCCCCATCCCCCCCTTGCTCGCTCGTCGCATGGACACGCGTATACATGATGTTCCACACAAACGATTACATACTGCTAGGAATCCTATACCCCCCCCTATAATTATATAGAAAAGTTCAAAGATTTAGAAAACAGAAACCTCTACCCACCATGACATATGCCTCTTTACCCTATTGACCCTATTGACTCTGTTGACATATCTAAAATTGGTCTATGCTTGCTGTATCGTCTACTGAAGTAAGCCACTAGCGTACTGTCTGAGCAAGCAATCTTTATGTTTCTATGTCTACGATGGAACCTTGTGGTTTAGTGCCTGTATTCTGATTGCCGAACTTGTCGTAACTTAGCATGAGATTCAGTTGTTGTCTCTCCAGCGCCTTAGCGAGCTTGTGGGCGCGGTTGTGTTGTTTCTGGACCTGTTGCTGCGCCTGATGGTTTTCGATGCTCTCACGCGCTCTCTGGGCGTCTATGGCGAATGGAAGGTTTCCTACGGGGTCAAGCATTGGCGAGCCACACGAATCCGACGAGGCACCCTACCCCGATGATGAATAGTAATATTCCCGCCACCCATTCTATGATCTTTTGTTTTATTTCCATCCTTCGGTAGTCATGCTCACGCTTCTGCTTCCTGATCTCCGCTTCTATTCTCAAAAACTCCTGCCAGTGAGATGGTCCTAATATAGCTGGATGGCTAATTAACTCCCGCAATTCATCACGCATTCTCTGTGCTTGCTTTCTTGCAAGAAACACTTCCATAGCTTGTGCCTGTACGCCACCGCCTAGTAGTTTGTACCACGGTGGTTTTTCTGCCATCTTCTCAGCTTGATCAATATCAGCCATACAGTTGGCCCATTGCTGCAACTGCTGCCCCATATCTTGGAGATCTCGTCCAACTTGGACGCCTTTTTTCAAAAAATTGTAAGCGGCTTGCGCCCCGGCAATCGCCACACCTATTTCGATCATGTGTCGTAGAACCTCACAGGACATTGATAGTTTGGTTCCACCCTGTAAGCTTTATCGTACCACATGTAACTTGGTCTTTCATACCCACAATCGTAGATGCAGACCTTGTAGAGTCCGAATGAAAACGCATGTCCCCACAGTATTGAGATCAAAACACATGTCATACGAGTCACCGTTTAGTTCAATTGAACTTTTACTTCTATATATCGGTAGACGTTACGGTAGACGATATCTTATATCGGTAGTCTACCGATATATATTATATATATATTATATATACGCGTGCGCGTATATATAATATACTACACGCGAGAGAAGGGTTTCCTCCCTGTCCCTTTTCTCTGGTAGGTGGGCATTCCCCCACTCAATGCTCACCTACCTCACACAATAGGAGAGACTATGCAGAACATCACTGCAATGAAAGACAAGATATCTCAGCTACCTGTGGAGCAGCAGGTGGAGCTTTTAGAATTGCTTGAGCAGCTAGAGGAAGCTGAGAACAAAAAGAACGCAAAGGATGATTTTATAAGCTTTGTGAATCTTATGTGGCCCAGTTTTATTTCTGGTCGGCACCATAAAGACATGGCTAATGCCTTTGAGAGAGTGGCACGAGGGGAATTGAGGCGGCTGATAATCAATATGCCACCCAGACACACGAAGTCAGAGTTTGCATCCTACCTTCTCCCAGCTTGGTTTCTTGGAAAGTTTCCTGAGAAGAAAGTTATTCAAACGGCACACACTGCAGAACTGGCTGTTGGCTTTGGTCGTAAGGTTAGAAACCTGATACAGTCTGAGGATTTTGGGAAAGTGTTTCCTAATATTACCCTGTCTTCCGACTCCAAGGCCGCTGGACGCTGGAACACAAACAAACGTGGGGATTACTTTGCGATTGGTGTTGGTGGTGCCGTTACTGGTAAGGGTGCTGATCTTCTGATTATTGATGATCCGCACTCAGAACAGGATGCCCAGCAGGGTCAGTTCAACTCTGATGTGTATGATCGTGTGTATGAATGGTACACATCTGGTCCTCGTCAGCGTTTACAACCAGGTGGTGCGATTATTGTGGTTATGACCCGCTGGTCAAAGAAGGATCTGACGGGACAAATCCTAAACTCAATGGCAGATAGGGCTGGCGTTGATGAATGGGAAGTGATTGAGTTCCCTGCCATCTTGCCATCTGGCAACCCTCTATGGCCTGAATTCTGGTCTCAAAAGGAATTAGACGCTCTCAAAGCAGAACTTCCTGTATCCAAATGGTCAGCCCAGTACCAACAAAACCCCACATCAGAAGAGGGTGCGCTGATTAAACGGGAGTGGTGGCGCGAATGGGAGAGCAGCAAGCCGCCAGAATGCGAAGCAATCATACAATCTTGGGACACGGCATTCCTAAAAACACAGCGGAGCGACTATAGCGCCTGTACAACGTGGGGTGTGTTTTACCGTGAAGGCTCTCCAAACATAATTCTTTTGGATGCCTTCAAAGAAAAGCTGGAGTTTCCTGATTTGAAACGTGCAGCATACGACAAGTACATGGAGTTTGAGCCAGATCAGATGATCGTGGAGAAAAAAGCTTCTGGTGCGCCACTAATATTTGAGCTTAGATCTATGGGAATTCCAGTAACAGAGTTTACTCCATCACGCGGACAAGATAAGATAGCAAGGGTTAATGCAATAACAGATCTATTCGCAAGCGGTTCAATATGGTATCCTCCTACCAGATGGGCAGAAGAAGTGATTGAAGAATGTGCGTCATTTCCCTCTGGGGATCATGATGACTTAGTGGACTCAACCACTCAAGCTCTGTTAAGGTTTAGGCAAGGCGGCTGGGTGAGGGCCGAAATGGATGACTGGGACGACGAACCAAAATACCGCAGACCAGTTGAGTATTACTAGGAGATAGGCATGGCTATCGAAAAGCAGATGGAACCTTCTGATCTTGAGATCGAAGAAACGGACGCGACAGATGTTGAGGTCGAGATTGTAAATCCAGACGCGGTTTCAATCGATACTGGAGATGGCGGTGTTATTATCGACTTCGAAGGCAGTATGACAGAGGGGCTTGTCGGACCAGACCATGATGCCAACCTAGCAGATTTTATAGATGAGCAAACACTCAACAGTATGGCGTCTGAGCTTGTTTCTGATTTTGAAGCAGACAGAGAGTCACGGGCTGATTGGTCAAGAGCATACGTTAAAGGCTTGGATCTCTTAGGGATGAAGATTGAAGATCGCAGTCAGCCGTGGGCTGGGGCGTCTGGGGTGTATCATCCAGTCTTAACTGAAGCTGTTGTTAGATTTCAGGCACAGGCGATGGGTGAGTTGTTCCCCGCTTCTGGGCCAGTTCGCACAAAAATTATGGGCAAGTTAACACCTGAGAAGTCAGAACAGGCAAACCGAATACAAACTGAGATGAACTATCTCCTTACAGAAGAGATGACCGAATACAGGGACGAGACGGAACAGATGCTATTCAAGCTTCCTCTCGCTGGTTCGGCATTTAAAAAGGTTTATTACGATCCCTTAGAGGATCGCCCTGTTGCCGTATTCGTACCTGCAGAAGATTTTGTTGCTTCATATGGTGCATCTGATCTTGCTTCATGCCCACGATATACGCACATCATGAAGAAAACCTCTAATGAAATACTGCAGTTGCAGGTTGCTGGTTTCTATCGTGAGGTTGATCTGCCAGATCCA